TTAGAGGTGACCCGTGGACAAACCGCCCTTGAGACCGCCAACTAACACCACGTGATAGTAGAGTTCTGCACCGAAGATGTTGTCAACAACACCGTAACGGGTCAGAAGTCCTACACGTGGGCTGAAATCGTTGGGCCCGATGGTGCGCTGCACCATTACGGGGATGTAAGGACAATAAATGATACCTGTGTCGTAAAACTCAGGACCTTTATAGCCTAACAAAGCGTACTCGACCTGATTTGCACGCAAGCCTTGCTCACGTTGCGCTTCGGTGCGAGTGTCACGATAAACGTTGAACCTTCCGCCCAGGTTGCCTACTTTAGCAACGCCAACAGGTTGAGTGTTGACGGAACCATTGACAGGCATCCAAGTAAACTCGGGAAGCATCTCGAGGATCGCGCATACTGCGGGGCTGGCAACAATAAAGTTTGCTGCTCCACGGCGATTGCGGATCGCGATACGATTTGCTTCTACGATGAGTTTAGCGTAAAGGTCACGGTTACGTTCTGCCATCCAACGTCCATCGGCTGTTTCAGCGAACCAAGCACTGTAACCAGCGCCCTTTCCACCTTGAAGTGCTGTTTGAATCATGCGAACAATCATCTCACGATCGATCTCGGCTTGAAGCTCGTAGCTCATCGCGTTGGTGAGCTCGGTGTCGATATCGATACCGTTCATGTTCTTCAAGTCTTGTTCGAGTTCCACACTCCAATTAGCAGCAAGCCTGCGCGTTCCAGCCTCAACAGCTGTCTTTTCGAAATTGACTTCGATTGTAGGAATGTTACTTCCAAGTTCGAATTCTCCGAGAAGAGCAGCGACACCAGCGTCTTGATCCAAGCTAGAGAAGGCTACATCGCCTTTCCCTGGTGTGAAACCAAAATCACCAGATGTCTTTGAGATGTCTGTGCCACGTAATTTAGCATTGGAACTACCTGTGAAACGGGTATCAAGATATTGATATCCGAGTTCACCGTCTGTACCATTGCCAGGTAAACTTGTTGCAGTGTTTCCATTCACGCCATTGCCGGGTAATCCTGCTGCTTCACTATAAGCTTGCGTACCTGCGGGACCCTTAGTACCAGAGGCAAGACTTCCGTCTTTACCATTGGCATTAGTTTCACCAAGCATGTTCGTTGTGTACTTGTAGCGGAGAGCAAAAGCGAGCCCGACAGGACCGCTCATGGGCTGAACACCAACCAATTCGTTAGTCAGCAACTCTGGGAATGTACGACGAATCATCGGGATAAGAATCTTAGGAAGACGTGAATCTCCAGCAGCATAGCTGTCTGAACCTCCAGGGTAAGCTCCACCAGTACCGCCTGCGTTAACAGACCCACCACTGAATACTCCACCAGTTCCTCCGCTCACATTAGCCTCGTTGACGCACCAGGACTCTTGGTTTTCCAAAAGCATGGCGGTGTTGAGACGGGTGTGATCATCCTCGATAGGTGCAACGTTGTCCGAATTGTAGTCGAGTACTGGACCCCACTTTTCGAGCAACACTCTTGCACGACTTTCATCGATATAAGCTTGAGTTGGTTTAATAACTTTTGACATATTGTGTTTTCTCCTTGACCTTGTTACTCAGGTATCGCTACCTCATCTTTAGTAAATTAATATTTGCCCAACTCTCCCATGTATGAGTTGAACACCGGATCTGCATCCGGAGCATCCAAATTGCTTGCGCTTTCCTGTACTACAGGTGCTTGTTCGGTTGATTCTACAATCACATCAACATTTTGTTTCTTGGTGGCGCGTGATTTACGTGCTTCGGATCTCAAGCTGTGTCTGGCTTGATCGTCTTCTTTTTCAAATAGTTTCACGGTGTAATCGAAATTCTCCACGATGAATTCTGCGCTTTTGCCGTCCAACACTCGTTTGACGTATTCTTTTTTGCGTTCAGGTAAACCATGTGATTTGCGCTCCAGTATGAGTTCCGCTTGAGCACGGTCAAGGTTTTCCTTGAGAATGGAATTTTCTGTCTGAGCTTTTTTAGCCACTTGTGTGCGTTCCACAATCTGTTTCTTTCCGTCTTGTAATGCGCTTTTGACTGATTCTTTAGCCAGCAAACCATCAACTGCTAACACCTGCCGGAGTTCCTTCAGCACGCTCTTAGCACGTTTGTTGTTGACTGCTTCTTGCAAATGTTCTGTAGGAATCGACTTTTCAACATACAACTCAAGATAGTTGCTGATGTTGTCAACCAAGCTTTCTTTCAAAGTTACTGCTTCTTCGTTCAACGCGGATTTGTACCGCTTCACAATCAATTGTAATTTCTGAGCATGGTTTGTGTCTATCGCTTCAACCAGATGTTCCAGCTTGGTGCAATGATCATCGTCGATCGCCTCCAGTAATTTCTCTAATTTAGTAGCATATGTATCATCCTGCTCAACTAGGGCTTTTTCTACATGGAGGTTGACACGCTCTTGTACAGCGGAGTCAAATGCTTCTTGAATTTGACCCAAGCTCTCTTCTGTCAGAATGTCTTTTGTGACCTCCTTTAACATCTCTTGGAATTTTTTGTTTTCGGAACTCATGATTAAAAAAGTGGTTTCTTCGCGACTGTTGCGATTTTCTTGCGGATCTTCTCATGTATGACCCGTTGCAAGCTTTTGTTAGCAGCGGAATAATCTTGTTTTCCTAGCTGCTTTATAAAAGTAGTTATATGTTTTCTCTCTGTATTTGATGGTTTCATCTTAACGCTAATAATTATTTAGTCAAGCACGCGGTTAATTTTGTTTAAAAACCTACAAATTTGTTCTTTGAGGTAATGATCCAGGTCTTTTCTTGGTAGATTCCGGATGCCCTGTTCAAAATCTTCGTATGTTTCACTGAAACTACCATCTTGTGTTAGTACAAAGTTTTTGCTCTCCAATATACCATTCACAAACGCTTTTGGGAAACTTGGGTCTGCAACACAGTCGATCGCCACCAGTCTCATCTCTTTGACATAATTGGCGTCTTGTTTCTCTTCTAATTGACCTAACGCTCTGCTGCTCATGCCTAGTTTCACCCCATCCATTATCAAACTTCTCATGATCTGGCCCGCGGGAGTGCTCAACACTTGTGATTTACCATGGAAAATGTTACCGTTTTGTTTCAGTTCAGTCACCATGTGACATGCTTTCTCTGGATTCACCTCGGCGCTTGTAGGGTGGTTCAATTCACCTAAAGATCTCTTTTGTTCAACCATCTCTTTTATATAACGGTCAACCTCGTTGCACATCTCACGTTCTTCATATATACGGCCATTTCTGTTCTTTTCTCCAAATTGCATGTACGGTCCACTCACGAACAATTTGCTGTCAGATTTGTCGTTTTGCTCCTCGAGAATGTACTCAAACTCGTGCATGTCAGGTTTTTCCACTAGTAACTTAAATGCCATAATATGAGTATTTAGTCCGGTAATCTAAATTACTACTACCTTTTGTTACTAGGAATCGCGTAAAACCCTATGACCATGAACATTAAATCTACGAAACTAGCCAATAACAAACCACCGGTCAAGTTGAATGTCACCCATTGTGTATCTCCCATGAACCAGCTGAGTATACCTCCGCTAGGGTCAGCTGGTTTCACAATTTGATATGTGATGTCCGGATTCAACGCGTAAAATATCATCAAATAACAATATGTGAACGTGAGAGCCAGGAACAATATTCTCCGGGTTGTCTTGACAAACGGGTCACTTCTGGTCTCTTTCTGACTCTCTGCTATCATTTTGAGTATGTTTTCATCTCTAGCAGCCATGAGTGTTCTGTCCACTTTGCGCTGCTCTATCCATGCACTGATCAGATTTGCACCAATCTTGATACCGGCTCCTATAATTGTGTTTAATACGCTTCCGAACATATGATTATTTAGTCTTGTTCTTCATGTTTGAAATTTTATCACGACAAACCTCAAACGTATAGTCAGCGAATGAAAGTATCAGTGGTGCGAAGCATATTATCAAAATAATCACACCTATGAACATTATTATGTCGTTGGTCATGTCATATGAACCGGGGTTGATGTTGTTCTGAGTTGGGTGAGTGTCGACCGGGGT